GGCGGGGTGGTTTCATTGCTGGCGCGCCTCGCACGGCGGGCTGTATCAGACCTGGGCGCTGGGCGGCGGGGAGGGTGTGGCGCTCTCGGATGAGGAACGGGCGGAACTGGTCGCGCGGATCGAGCGGGACAAGGAAGAAACCGAACGGAAAAAACAGGCGGAAAGAGACGAGGCGATTCGTCGCGCGCGCATGAAATGGGAGGCCTCGACGCCGTTTACCAACTTTAAAAATCACCCTTACGTTGAAAAGAAAAAACTGCGGGCCGTCCCCGGGGCGCGGCGGTTTGGCAATGATATTATCCTGCCGCTTGTGAATGCCGACGGGGAAATCATGTCGGTTCAACGGATACAGCCCGACGGCGGGAAGCTGTTTCAGCCGGGAGCGCCAAAGCGGGGGAATTTTATATTGCTGGAGGAGCGAAAGAAAGTTGAGAGAGGAGAGTCGAGAGTTGAGAGTGAAGGGCCTAATGCCTTTAACTCTCCACTCTCCATTCTCAACTTTCCTCTCCGCGGGTGTGGCTGTGCGAGGGGTGGGCGACGGGCGTCACTATTTGGACGATAACCGGCGAGCGCGTGGTAGTCGCCTTGGACGCGTATAACCTGACGCCGGTCGCGGAGAATATCAGGCGGGCGTATCCCGATATGGAGCTCGTCGGCGCGCCGGATTTTGACCGGCGGCACGGCAACACGGGCATGGCAAAGATGATCGAGCTGCAGGACGAATACGGGATAGCCGTCGTGTATCCGCGCTTTGGGCCGGACGAGGAGGGCTCGGACTGGAACGATTATTATTGCCTGCACGGTCCGAAGGCGACGGGGAAGGCTATCGCGGCGGGGCTTAGGGATGCATACCGGGCGCCGACCTTCGAACGGCTCAGGCGGGAGAATCTTTATCCGATTACCAGCGAGAACGGGAAGCCGCTCAAGACTGAGCAGAATCTTGTCGCGCTGCTCCGGTATCTTGGCATAAAGACGAGGTACAACGTAATAACCAAGCGGCGGGAAGTGTTTACGCCGGGGAGGAGTTTTAACTTCGACAATGAACAAAATGCCGTCGACGGGTATATCGCGAGCAAATGCGTTGAGCACGGGCTTGCGGAAAAAACTTGGGAGGCGTATTCGTGGGCGGTGACGAGCAGGGATTTTTATAATCCCGTGAAGGATTGGATACTGTCCGTGCCGTGGGACGGGACGCCGCGGCTGCAGGATTTGATTGAAACGATTACCATTCCGCCGGCGTATCCGTTTGACCTGAAGGAGACTCTTATTACCAGGTGGATGATATCCGCGGTGGCGGCGGTGTTTCTGGAGGAAGGATACCGCGGGCGCGGGGTGCTTGTCCTGCAGGGCGATCAGAGTATCGGTAAAACGTCGTGGTTCAAGAATCTCGTGCCGCCGGAGTACGCAAGCGCCTGGTTCGGCGAGGGCATGGTGCTGAACGTCGACAACAAGGACAGCGTAAAGGCGGCCGTGTCGAAGTGGATAACGGAGCTCGGCGAGCTGGAGGGGACGTTTAAACGCAGCGATTTGAATAAGCTCAAGGGATTTGTTACGTTGGAGCAGGATGAATTGAGGCTGCCGTACGCAAGGGCGGAGTCGAGTTTTCCGAGGCGGACGGTGTTCGCGGCGACGGTTAATGATATGAATTTTTTGATTGACGACACTGGGAATACGCGCTGGTGGGTGGTCGAGTGCGCGGGCATAAATTTCAATCATGGAATTGATATGCAGCAGGTGTGGGCGGAGATTTACGAGAATGACTTTAGGAACGGGGATCAGTGGCATCTGACGCGGGAGGAGGAAATAAAGCTCGAGAAGCAGAATCGGGATCACAGGATAATGAGTCCCGTGGTCGACCTGGTGGGCAGGAAACTTAGGTGGAACGAGGATAAAGCTTACTGGTACAGGAGGACGTTGACGGAAGTGTTAATTGAGTGCGGGATTGACAAGCCGACCAGCGGCGACGTTCAGAAAATCGCAAGATATATGAAGGAGGTAACGGGGCAGAGGAGTGAACGGACGGGGCATGGCAGGAACAGGACATATCTTTTGCCGTCCGTCGATAAGCACCCTGATGCGGAGAAATCATGAAGTGACGGCGTAGATAATCGCGGACAGGTTAAAAAAGCCTGTCCGCGCAAAGGATACAGGCAGAATCAGGGTTTATGTTCCCGATGTCGGACAGGTGCGGACAGGTGAAAAAGGACCTGTCCGCACCGAGAAAACGGGGCTGACCCTCGTTTTTTTTCGTTTCGGTGGACAGGTGTTCTTAATATTTTGGTTTTAAAAATATTTTTAGAAGGTTGCTATATTGATTCTTAGAATATAGGGGTTTTAGCTGTCCTACCTGTCCGCATGGAGCATTTTTTACAGCGTTAATCAGGCGTTAAGTGTCTGGTGGGGTGCGGACAGGTCCTTTTTCACCTGTCCGCAAAAAAGGGGACCTGTCCGCAGCAAAAAAATCAATATCGAGGTGGAGAGATGCGGAAGAGCGATAAGAGGATTGTGGAGGAAGTGCTTTATAATTTTCCGGCGGCGTGTGTTTACCTTGAGCACAGGCAATATATCATGGAGGCGGGGCGCAATCCTCACGACGCGGGGCTGGTGGACGGGGGGCGGTTTGTGCCGGAGCAGATTATCGTTATCGAGCGGAAGGAAGGCGAGCCGGAGTATATGCTTCTGGCCGCGGCGGCGGAGAGGATTGCGGACGCATATAAGGCGGCGCGCCCGAGGATGAGGGAGGTTATTTGGCGGCTGTTTTTTAATCAGGAGGTTGTTGAGGCGGCGGCGGCTGAAATGGGGATATCAGCAAGGCGCATGTATGAGAGGCGCAGTATGGCGCTTGCGCATATGGGGCCGGTATGTTTGATGGTGTGGCCGGTGTTCGGAAGGTGGGCTGATGGTTATAGAGTGGAATTAAGGAAACGGGCGTGATATAATAAGCGCGGCCCCGGTTATGGGATGCCCGGTTTGAGTTAGTGGCTCAACCGGGACTTACACCCGGATTAAGGCCACAAAGGCCAGAGAAGTTTCAGCTTCAGTTTCAGAACGAGCACCAACCACTTACGGCGCGGTTGGTGCTTCTTCTTTTGCTTCGGCTTGCGCTTCATGAGCCTCACCCCTTTCGGCTTTCGCTTATGTGGGGCGACCTCCCGCGCCCCGATTAAACGGGACCGCGCGGGGATATTATAACTCATGAAAATGTGGATAAAGGGTTCAGCAAAAAAACGTGGGTTTTATGCTAAAATTTCTATGATACAAGAATTGTGAGAGCCGCTTCCGGTGTTGCCGGGGCGGCTTTTTTCATGCCCGCGAAAAGGAGGGGTAGATGTGGATTGTGACTGCGTTCATGAGGATGATGGGATGGAAATGTGGCTGAAGCCGAAGCATGAGGCGTTTTGTCAGGCGTATGTCGCGGACCCAAAGAGAAACGCGACGAAGGCGGCGATCGCCGCGGGATATAAAGAAAATTCGGCGGCGGTGACGGTCTGTCGCATATTAAAAAAAGCTAATATAAGATCGCGGATTCGCGAATTGGAGCGGGAAGCGCTGGCGGCGGCGGGTTACGAGGCGGAGCATATACGCGCCGCTGTGATGCGCGAGCTTGTGCGGCTGGCGTTTTCAGACATTTCTGACATTATCCATGTATCGCCGGACAGGAATGATCCGAGGCGCGAGGAAACGCTCCGCGAACTTGCCCGTGTGAACGGGGGGCAGAGGATACTTGACTTCGGCGAGGTAATCGTAGTGCCGACGGTGAGTTTGCCTATGGATGTGACGGCGGCGATAAAGAGCATAAAGTGTGTTTACAGCAAGGGCGGCGCTTTTAAGGGTTTCGAATTTGATATGCACGATAAAATGAACGCTATCCGGGTGCTTGCGGAGGCGAGCGGGCTTATTAAAAATCAGCTCGCTTTGACCGATGCGGACGGCGGGCCGGTGTCGGTAAGATGGATGCGCAGCGAGGATGAAGCGGTTACGGGCGGATCCGACGGGGAAATGACGACGGATGAATGAGGTTGTCGTTCGGTATTATCCGCGCCGGCTGTGGAAACAAATCATTCATCCGGGGCTCGACCGGGTGAGGTTTGCGACGCTGGTGTGTCATCGCAGATTCGGGAAGACGGTCGGGGTTTTGAATCACTGCATCAAGAAGGCGATAGAGAACGAACTCCCGGCGCCGCAGTACGCGTATATCGCGCCGTTTCGGACGCAGGCCAAGCTTATCGCGTGGGAATATTTGAAATATTACACAGGCGTCATACCGCGCATAAAGGTCAGAGAGGTCGATATGTGCGTGGAGCTGCCGTCGCAGCACGCCGGGCGGCCGGGGGCAAAGATATTCGTCGCGGGGGCGGACAAGCCGGATAACCTGCGGGGGATGTACTTTGACGGCGTGATACTGGACGAGTTCGGGCAGATGAGGAGGTCGTTCTGGAGCGATGTCATACGGCCGTCGCTTTCGGACCGGCGGGGATGGGCGTGGATAACGGGGACGCCTAAGGGGAAAAATCAGTTATATGAAAGATACGAGGATGACAGGGCGGACCCTGGGCGTTACACATGTTTGTATACGGTGGAGGATTCCGGGATTATTCCCGCGGCCGAACTGGAGGAAATGAAAAAAGACATGACGCCGATGTCGATAAGGCAGGAGCTTTATTGCGACTTCATGGCGTCCTCCGCGGATATCCTGATACCTATCGACCTGGTTGCGGAGGCCGCGAAAAAGCGGTACAGCGAGGGGGATATCGCGCGCTCGCCCAGGGTCATCGGCGTCGACGTGGCGCGTTTCGGGGACGACAGGAGCGTCATTATCCGGCGTCAGGGGCTTGTCGCGTACCTTCCGAGGGTATTCGGCGGGCTTAATAATATGGACATGGCCGACGCGGTGGTGAACGAGATCATTAACTTCCGGCCGAACACGGTCTTTATCGAC